CTTCCTGGTGGAACTACAAGTAGAACTGGATATTTTTCTCCATTTGTACAAATACGCGGTCCTTTAATGACAGGACAATATGATGCTTCTAATGTAGATGGAGCAATTCGAGCTACTGGATATTTAGAACCACAAGGGGAAGAAATAGAAAGACTTTTGCAAAGTTCTTTTGATACAGCAGGAAGTAGATTACGAGATTACACTGCTGGTGGAGAAGAAGCTTCTATTCAAAGAGAACAAGAATTACTTAGAAAATTATCAGAACGTGGAGAAACTATTGGAAGAAATAGATTGCAACAAGAAGCTATTGGTAGAACTGGTGGTTTATTTACAACTCCTGGTATGCAACAAGCTTTAGCTGAATACGAACAAAGTATAGGTCGAAATAGATTTCAAAATGATTTAATGGCAATAGATAGAGCAAGAGGAGAAAGAAGACTATTAGAAACTGAAGAAACAGGTAGATTAAATAATTTAGTTTCTTTTCTAAATCAACCTTTGCAAATTGCTCAACAAGCGTTACAAACTGGTGCAGCAACAGCTCCAGGAAATATGCAGTCAGCACAAATGGTAGCAAATAATGAAATGCTAAATAGAGCAGCTACTATGAGTTTTATGGATACTTTAATTGGTGGTTTTGCTGCAACACAAGGCGCACCTTCTGGTAGTAGTGGTGGAGGAATTTCAGGTAATCTTGCAGGGTCTGGGTTTGGTAGCGATGCAGCATATAATACTGTATTTGGTGGACAAAATTTTGCTAATGCTCCATTTTCTACTAAATCTAATCTTTTTGGGAGCTTATATTGATGGCAAGTTTATTTGATGACCCAGATGCAATAAGAAGACAAGCTCTTGCTAGTAGAAAAGTGAGTCCAGGAACTACTCCTGAAAGCGCAATTCTTGCTGGTTCAGCTAATATAGGAAGTAATCTTGGTTATGGTATAGCAAGACTTTTTGGAAGAGAACTTCCAGAAGTACGAGCAGCACAAGAAAAAGAACAAATTATGCAAGATGTTTTAAATTCTACTGACGCAGATGGAAAGCCATATACTTTTGGGTCATTAGAATTTTATGATAATGTTAGTCAAAAGTTACTAGATGCTGGTTTTCCAAAAGAAGCTTTTGAAGTTCTTAAAATAAGAAGTACGGCAGCAACAACAGCTAATGCTGCTGAAGATGCAGAGCTTGCTAGAAAACTCACAAGAACTAAAATTAAATCTATGGAATCAAGGTTGAGAAGTGGTTCTTTTTCTGAAAAATTATCTAAAAGAAGATTAGAAATGGAAAAAGCTCCTACAGACCTTGAATGGAACGAGGCTGTAACTTTTCTTGATGGTGCTGGTATTTCTGACGAAAATAGAGCTTTTCTAAATAAAGCTTATACTGGTCAAGTTCCAGAAGAAATGGGTTTTAATCCTGCAAGATTAGCCTATGGTGAAGAAAATATTCCAGAAGAAACTGGAATTAGTATGTTTACCGATGATGATGGTATTTTTACTGGAACAAGTACTCAATCTCAAATTCAAGAAATGGTAGCTAGAGAAATTAGAAATAGAAGAATTGCTGGAGAAGAAGTTACTCAAGCTACTGTTAATGAAATTATTGATGGTATTAGAAATGCTTCTAGTTTTACAGAAGTAGAGCCATTTGGCTTTGGAGATAAAGGATTTTATAAACCAAATATACAATCTCCATCAAAAACAAAATCAGATGAAGTTATGTCTCAGAGTATGCAAAAACTTGCTGATGACTTTTTAAACCTTATAGACGTAGAAGGAATGTCTCCAGATGAAGCAAGAGGAGTAATAGAAGATGATATTCTTAACTTAAACTTTTCTCAAGAGCAATCTAATATACTATTAGAAGGTATTAATAAAATACAAGACGAACTGGAGTAATAGATGGCAGCTAAGTCAGTACTTCAAGTAGTAAATCAAATACTTGCCAAAAGAGGTTTAGGTACAGTTGATGAATCTGGTAAAGTATTTACTCCAACAAAATACGCAGAAGGTCCCACCACACCAATTCAAAAAATGCCTAATCAGGCTCCTACCAAAACTATTGATACAAATATAAATTATCGTAATTTATCAGATACAGAGTTTGAAAACTTTTTGATAAATGAAAGAGGAGCGTTTGACCCTAATTGGTCAGCTCAGGCAGGATATCTTGGTAAAACAAAAGAGTGGTCGCAAATGAGAGACATTGCTCCCGCTAAAAATCAGTATTTATATATGGGAAATAAACAAAAAGCTCCTAATACTTCTGTAAAAATAAATGAAAAAGAGTATGAAGAAATATTTGAAGCAACTATGAGAAATGGTGAAATATACGAAACAGTACCTTCTTTACAAGTAAAAAATAAACATCTTTTAATACATACTGATGATTTAGATAATTTATATAACTATTTTAATAAAAGTCATTCTATGTCTTATAAAAAAATTGGTGGCGGTGGAGCAGACCTTGTTCCGAATCGTATGAAAGCTAAGTTTGGTAAGGATTTTCAGAAAGATAACTATAATATGCCTATAATTAACGCTTTAGAAAAAAATAAAGGTAAAGTAGCTGCAAGTTTATTAGGTATAACTGGCACTGTTGGTGCTGAAGAATTAAACTATACTGTACGTGGAAAACAAATTACAATTCCTCTTAATAAAGAACCTGAAGGTCCTGTAGAAAGAACAACAGTAGCTATACAAGAAAATAGAGATAGAAGTCTTATAGAAAAAGTTATATTTCCAGGTGAAATAGCAAGAGGTACGCTAATAGAAATTCTTACTGGTGATACAACTGCTAAAGAGGTTATAGAAGATGGTGGAAACGCTAAGGCAGCAGAAGTAGCATATGAAATTTGGAATAATCCAGACCACAAAGTAAAAACAAGTTTTATGGAAGCTCAGAATGACGCTTTTGATAAAATATATGCTGATGAACAAAAGTACGGAGCAAACTTTTTATCTGATAAAGCTAAGTGGAAAAGTAAATATGAATCTGAGTTAGCAGGATATAAACTTGTTGGCAAAGAAATGCCTAAAAAAGAAAGAGAATTATTTGAAAGACATATAAAATATTCAAGTGATTTTTCTTTTATGAACTGGTTGGCTAGACCAGAAAATTCTCATATGAGAGCAGCTTATGTAGTAGGCGCAGGATTAAGTGCAGATTTATTTTTCGAGCCTTTAGTTTTTATAGGTCGAGGAATTGCTCTTGGATATGGAGCTTTAAAAGGAACTGCTAAAGTAGCAGATAAAGCTGTTACTGGCGGTAAAGGTGCAGAAAAAATTTCTAAAATTAAAGAAGCTAGAGAAATTAAAAAAATTAAAAAAGCTAGTGATAACGCTGCCAAGTTAGCTGCTACCTTAGAAAAGAAAGTAGAGAAGTTTGTTTTAGTTGATAAGATGGACCCATTTAAAGCAGCACAAAAAGCATGGAACTCTACTTCTGCTAAGAATCAAATTATACTAGCAAATTATAAACATTTATTTGGTCCAGAAGATATAGCTAAAAGTAAAACAGCTATAGAAGGTAAAGTAGGTTTAGAAGCAATAGCAAAAGCATCTACTGCTGCTGAAATAGCAATGCCAAAACATTTAATTCCTACTAAAATGAAAAAAATGTTTGACGCTTATAAGAATACAACAGCACATAAAATTACTACTAAGCCTTTAGGACAACTTGGTTCTGCTTTGGGTAAACAAATAGATGACTTTGCAGGTTTAGCTTTAACTAAAATAGATAATATTTCTCCATACATAGCTAGTAAATTAAAAGGATTTGAATTTAGACTCGCTACTAAATTTAACGATGATGTAAGAGCTATTGGTCCTTGGTTAATTCAATATAGTAAATTAGCAAAGCCACAACAACAAGCATTAGACAAAGCTTTATATTCAGGAAATTTTAAAGACGCTCGATTAATTATGAGTGAAACCAAAGGAATGGTAGATGAATTTGATAATAATGTTATTAGAATATTAGAAGGAAAACGGAAACAATTACAAGCAGTAAGTAAAAAGAATATAGGAGTAGCTAATTATTTTCCTAGAAACGTAACTGATACTAAAGGTTTAAAAGCTTGGGAAGCAGATAAATTAAAAGCATTAAAATCAGAAGGTACTCCATCAGGAGAGTTTGACCCTGATGATATAATGGCTATACTTAACAGAGATATTAGTACAGATGTACGAATTGCTGACAGAACTTTATCAGCAGAAAAAAGAAGAATTATAAAAGAAATAGATGATACTAATATAGGTTTTTATAATTCATCAGATAATTCTATAGTTAATTATTTACGAGAAGTTAATCATCAAGTACAACTTAGAAACTTTTTAGGTAAATCTGGTAAATATATAGATGACGCAGATTCTCATTTAGATGACACTATAGGAGAATTTATAGAAAATGAAGCTAGATTAGGAAAATTAGACGCAGCAGATATTGATGATTTAAAAGAAATATTAAAATCTAGATTTATAGCGGGAGAAAAAGGATTAGCTAATTCTGTTAGAGCAGTTAAAAATATTGGATATTTAACAACTATTTCTAACCCGTATTCTGCTCTTATTCAGTTTGGTGATATAGGAGCTTCCATGTATACTAATGGTATTATTAATACTGTTGTTAATGGAGCTAAAATATTAAAAGGTGGTAAAAAAATATCTTATGATGAAACATTTGGTCAAAAACTTATGGCTGAAATGGCTCATACAAACCCG